TGTACTAGTACTAGTACATGTCATGTTCATGATCATGATAAATATATATTACGGACTTGACAATGAACAAAACGTGTGGTACACTGGAAAGAGTTGTGAGTTTTGCGGTTCACCGGGTAGAATAAGCCCGGCTGGTTTATAATGCACCAGGAGGGTTATATGGCAATTTGCGGCAGGTGCGGGAAGGGTGGTCTTCGATCCCCGGCAAAACACGTCCAGGCGTGTTCTGAGGCATTCCAGAAGCCCACCAGATCGACCCCCCAGGATCGCGTTAAAGGCCCCTGGCGTCAACGTAGACGCGACATCTCGGGTGGGCCTGTACCCCAGGTCGTGTCGGCATCTGACGCGTGGTCTGCGGCGATCCGGGCGGTGGACCGTTTGGCCCGCCGGAAGAAGCCGGACCCGGACGCTCTTCGGCGGCTGGATGCGGTGGAGACGCGGTGCCGGAAGCGGTACATTCGTCTTGGGGGAAAACTGCCCGCGCCCGCCACCCGGAAGTTCCGGTAAACAATTTTAATTATTTACACACAAAAAGCGTCAGACCTCTTGACATCCGTGCCAAAGTGTGGTATAATACGCCTGTGAAAGCAAAGTTCTCGATAGCGCTGGTGTTGACGACCATCATGCTTGTGGCGGGCTGTCTCCAGACACTCCCGGCGCAGCCGTCGCCCTATACCAACTACGACCGGGACTTCCTGGAGAAGGTTCTGTATCCGACCGTCAAAGTGTTCGTCAACGACGTCCACCATGGGACGGGGGTTTGTCTGGACAGCCGGACGATTCTGACGGTGGCGCATCTCTTTCCCGAGGAGGTGCGTGACGGGAACGGCGTCATCACGAACCCCGTCAAGACGATCCACGTTCTGACATACGGGGGGTCGGTGGTCACGGGTCTGGAGATATACCGGCTGAGCCGTGTGATGGATCTGGCCGTGCTGCGTCTTCCGGAGCCAACCTTCAACCACTTCGTCCGCATCGGGTCCCCGCCCCGTCTTCTTCAAGAGCTGGTGGCCGTCGGTCATCCGGCGCGGCACTCGGACCTTCCGCACTTCGTCAGGGGCCGCGTCACCATCCTGAGGTACCAGACGGGCGACGGTGTTCAGGGGGATTTGTTTGTCTTCTCCGCCCCCATCGCCTTCGGGTTCTCTGGCGGGGGCATCTTTGACGACACGACGCACGAGCTGGTGGGGCTGAACCACGCCATCCTGAAGAGCGGTTACTGGCCGTACTGGAACTATGCAATCGGAATCAACATCGCCGCAATCGGCAGATTTCTCCGTTAACCCAATGACACCAGAAACCAATTTAGTCCCGGCGGGGACAATGGCGGAAAAAGTTACTTCGGTGCCGACTCGGCCCGCCGCTCATACCCGTCGGGCAAAACGTATAACCGACCCCCGCAAGATCCGGCGCATGCTGGAACGGTTTGTCAAGGAAGGCAAGGGGGGAACCGTCGAGAACCTGGCGAAGAAGCTGGGCATCCAGGAGGAGACGGTCGTCAAGCACCTGAGCGACATCGAGACTCAGGAGTCCGTGCGGCGGTATATCGCCGCCGAGGTCTTTCTCAGTGTGCCCAAGATCATCCAGAACATGATCAAGCTGGCGACCAAGACCGAGGGCAATGAGGAGTCCATCCGCAAGGCGGGGCTGTCGCTGCTGGAGCTGGTGGGCGCCAAGCCGGGGACGGGGGACATGCCCGAGCGTGTCCGGGGCGGTGTGTCCGAGATATCCAACGCAAAGCTGATTGAACTTGTAGCCGATGAAGATGAACCCGCTGGAGCTTAAGGCGGAGCTTGAGCGCCGCAGGCGCGAAGAAGGGATTTACTTCTACAAGCCCCACAAGTACCAACGGCGGTTCCACATGCTGGACAACCGCGTGCGGTGTTTCATCGCCGGCAACCAGCAGGGCAAGACGTACGCGCTGAACGCGGAGGTGGTGTGGTTCCTGATGGGGACGCACGTGAATCCGAACAAGCGTCGCCAGGCGCCGACGAAGGGCTGGATTCTGGCGCCGACATCCAATTTTTTCCGTGAGGACATCCACGATAAACTGATGTCCCTGGTACCCCGGCGCATGGTGAAGAAGTACCGCGAGAAGCTGGGGGAGCTGGAGCTGACGAACGGCTCGAAGGTATTCTACAAGAGCATGGCCCAGGGTGTGGGTGCCCACGGCGGGGCGACGCTGGACTTCGTGGCGATCCACGAGGAGCACGGCGAGGCGGAGCATGGGGAGCTGATGGCGCGTCTGTTACGCAAGAGCGGGGAGATGCTGATGGGATTCACCCCCGCCTCCGGGATTGCGTGGGTCAAGCGGAAGCTGATCGACAACAAAGACCTGGATTGCGGCGTGGTGGAGTGTTCCGGTATGGTCAATCCGCACATTTCAAAGAAATCTTTTGCGCAGTTCGCCGGGTCCCTGACGAACCGGGCCGAGCGTGAGGTCCGTCTCGAGGGGAAGTTTGGCCGCATTGAAGGGCTGATCTTTCCCGAGTTCGACCGCTCCCGCAACGTCATCGACGAGATCCCCTCGTCCAAACTCAACCGGCACCATGCGTTCGGCGTCGGGATCGACACCGGCAAGCGGTTCTCCGCCATATGGTGCATGGTCGACCCTGACGGGATCGTGACCGTCTTCGACAGCTACTACGCCGAGGGCAACGCGGTGGCGGTGGACTGCGAGGCGGTCAAGAGGATCTCCGACGGTTACGGGATATCCCCGCTGTACGCGGTGGACCCATCCTCCCAGATCAAGGCGGACTTCTTTCACCAGGGCATGCACGTGATCGACGGTGAGCGGGAGTTTGACTACCGCGTCGCCTGCCTGAGAGATATGATCTTCCAGGAGAGATTCTATGTCACGGAGAACAACGTGGACCTCATCGAAGAGTTGGAGAACTGGTACTACAAGAGCAAGCGCGGGTACGCCCTGGAGTACGACGACAGCGACAAGCGCCGCCCGATGGGCGGGTACGACCGCACCAACGCGATGATGTACATTGTTTCCTCGCCCTATCTGACCGTGCCCCGCGTCCGTCCCGTCGAAGAAGAGAAGTTGGGGCTGGAGCTGCACAAGCTGAATTACGAGAAACGCATGGCCGCCAGAAAAATGGAGGACGAGTCTTTATGGACCTTGTGATGTTGGCGCTGGTCGCACTGTTGTCGGTGAACGCGATTGTCAGCACATCCCTGTTGGTGATGATTCTGACGCGCCCCACTGGGGGACACACGACCCATTGGGTGTCGGGTTCCGCCCACGCGGTGACCGCCCCGAACACCGGGACGGCAAACCACTCATACGTTCCGCTCGAAGACAAGATTTCAGAATCTCCCAGTATCGCCATGGCCCAGGAGTTTTCCCGCGACAGCATCCTGGATTATGCGTCTAAGAACAGGCTGGCGGTATTCGACATCAACGATGACGGGACCGTTTTCGACCTGGACACGGGAGAGTCCTATGCGGACAAGGAGTCCTATGCGGCTGAAGTAGCGGGAAGAATTTCAAAGTCGGGCGTGAAGATTAAATAGCGTTAGGGAGGAGACATGGCTGGATTTACCGAGATGGAAGAAAGGCAGGAGCGGCTCGACGAGGGCGGTGTCCCCCAGGAGCCCCAGTCCGAAGATGACGGCAAGGTCATCAAGCTCATCCGTGAGTTGTTCGACATCGGCAAGGACCTGAACGAAACTCTTGCCAGGATTTGGATGAAATCCCTGGCGTACCTGTCGGGGCAGAAGATTTCCTGGAACGACCGGCAACGACGATGGAACCCCGTTCGGGAGGCGGTCCCGCACCGCCGCCATTACGACGTCCCGCTGGTGCAGTCCTATTGGTTGCGGGCGAAGGCGTTTCTCTCCCAGGGCAAGGTGGAGTGGGAGACGATCCCCGCGTCCACGTCCCAGGAGGACATCGACCGCAAGGTGCGTGCCGACGCCATTCTCCAGGACGTTGTAAGTTCTGACAAGATCAAGTTTCATGAAAAAATGGATCGTGTCCTGGGGTGGACCAAGGCGCTCGGGACCGGATTCATGCACCTCAGATGGGACTCCGACAAGGGGGAGATGGAACCCCCGGAGATACTGAGTCCCCTGGAGGTATTGTGGGACACGCTGGTCGAGGACATCGAGGAGTCCTCGTGGGCGATGAAGATTCGATGGACCGGGCGCAAGTGGATCGAGGAGCACTATCCGGACAAGCTGGAAGAGTTGGACGGTCAGACGACCACCGACTCCGGAATGTCCTTCCCCTACCAGTACGTCGGGCTGGCGAACTCCTTCGGCCAGGGATCTCCGCAGAGTCCGTCGGACGTCGGAGACGGATACCTGGTGTTCGAGTATTGGGAACGTCCGTCCGACAAGCACCCCAAGGGCCGGCTGATCGTCGTCTGCAGCGACGTCGTTCTCTTCCAGGACGAGAACCCGCTGCACTTTCTGCCGACGCTGCCGTTCTACCCGATGTATGAATTCAAACTTCCGGGTCAGCGGTACGGATCATCCCGTATGCCCCGGCTGATCGACCTGAACATCCAGTACGACAAGGCGCGTTCGCAGATGATCGAGCACCAGAATCTATTCGGACACCCGACCCGGTGGATTCCCACCGTCTGCGAAGTGGATCTCAAGGATCTGAACTCGGAGCCCATGAACGTTCCGGTCAAGTTGGGACCCCGCGGAGAACACCCGCAGACCGAGCAGGCCCCGCCGATGAGCGCCGCCCAGGTACAGAACCTGGAGTTGATTCTTCGGGACTTCCGGGAGGCGTCCCAGATCAGCGAGTCCAGTCTGGGGATGAACCCGTCCAACGTCCGCTCTGCCGTCCATGCCGCCACTCTGAAGGAGAGCGACCTGGGGGCACTGAACGGGGACGTCAACGAGATCATGTGGTTTCTGCGCAAGGTCGGCAAGGCGATCCTGATGATGTATGGTCGTTTCCTGAAGTCCGAGAAAGTCTTCACGATGACCATGCCCGGCGGTGTCCGCAAGGACTACAACATCCGCGGCAAGGACCTGTTCGTGGGCAGCAGCCCCGAGAAGTATTTCAACGTGGTGGTTGAGCGGTCCTCGCTGACCCCGCGATCCAAGGTCGCCATCCGGAATGAGATGGCGTTCATGGTGCAGATGGGGCTTCTGAACCCGGCAGCCGACCGGCACAAGATGGCGCGTGCCCTGGACCACTCCATCCACCAGGACATCCTGGGGGTTGAGCGTGGGGAACGCCAGCTCGCAAGTTACGAGAACGACCTGATGGAGTCCCAACCCACGGACGACAACTTCCAGCCGTCCCAGGAGAGGCCCGCGGATTACCAGTTGGAGCCGGAAGATTGCCAGGATGACGACATTCACATCTTCGAGCATGAGCGGCGCGAGAAGGAACCGTCGTTCTACTTCAAGCACCCCCTGGTGAAGATGAGGTTCGCATACCACAAGATGAAACACAGGATGGCGAAGGTCAGCAAGATGATGCGGGAGCAATCCCTGATGATGCCCGCCATGGGTCAACAGTCCCAGCAGCAGATGCTGATGGGTCCGGGTGGGCAACCCCAGGGCCAGCAAGGCCCCCCACCGGGTCCCCCAGCCCCCGCGGGACCGCGAAACACCATCGCCGACACAGCCGGAATCCCCGAGGACGTCTCCCCGGAGGGGGCGATGGTCGATGAGTCCATAGAGGGCGTTTCTGAGGAGATTGGGGCTGATCTGGCCAGGGAATTAGGGGCATAAAAAAACTTATGGGAAATACGGATTTCCACTTGACTTATCTGTAAAAGTATGGTATAATACACACGAGCTTGGAGAAACTCCCAAGTTCGCTTCCCGGTCGCGGGTGCTCCCCGGTCCCGCGCCCGGCGTAAAAATTCCGGGGTCTCTCCGTAGGGACGGACGCCACCCGCCGCCCGAAGGAGTAAAAACCATGGGTGAGAGAATGGGGGACAAATGTCTCTCGAGCAAAAGTCGTGGAGCGAACTTGTTGCCGCCCACAGCAACCCGTCCGAATCCGACGCTGGGTCGTCTGACAGCGTGATCACACCAGACGTAAATGCGGATGAAGGACTTCTGGATGCTGGAACTGATGCGACAGGAGCGGACCCCGATCCTCAGGATCTGGGTCTGAAGGAGAAGGGTCTTATTGCCGATCTCCAGAAGGAGCGGCAGAAAGCCAAGGAGCTTAAGGAGCAGCTTGAGTCTGCTCGTCAAGGGACGCCTGAGCAGTTCGTCTCTTATGTCGAAGATCTGGCCAAGCGCAGGCCGGAACTCGCAAAAGCCCTTGCAAGAGAAATGGGAACCCAGGCCAACGTCGCGTCTCCGTCAAACGACGGGGACCTGTCGAAGCGTCTGGAACGTCTCGAGACGGAACTGGCAAACACCCGCACGCGGGAAGCGCTGGTTGCTGAAATCTCGAAACACCAGGTCTTCAAAGACCCCACCCTAAAGCCGGAGCTGCGCGGAGTTCTGGAACGGGAAATCATCTCCCAGGTCCAGTCGGGGAAGTCCCCCTCTGAAGCCGTGGAGGCGGTTGCCGTCTTATCCGCGAAGATTCTGGGGAAGGACGGGGCGTCCGAGGGGAATCCAAAGTTTCCCCCAAGGGTGTCCGGCGTTCCATCAGTATCACCGAAGAAGAAAGCGGACATTCTGAAGATCATGAATGATCCGGTTGCTCGACGGAAACTGCTGGAGGATACGGTCTTTTCCCAGGAGTAGTTTTCTAACGGAGAGAGGATTTTTACAATGGCTGCACAAACACTAAACCTGTCGGGTGCGGCGTATGCTCTTAAGGAGTATTACTATCCCCGTCTTCTCGACCAGTATTTCGCTGGTCGCCCCATGTATGAAATTCACCGGACGAACGAGGAGGACGTGGTTGGAGAATCGCTCCAGGCCACGATCGCGTACGAGTTCACCCGGCCCGAAGGTTTCTTGTGGGGTGGAGAAGCGGTAGGATATCCCAACGCCCGGAACACGTCCGGCGTTCAGGGTGCCATCCCGCTGTACGTTCTCATCGGGGCTGTCCAGATGTCCGAGCATCTGATCCGCGCCTCCAGTCGTCCCGGAGTGGGCTCGTTCGACAGAATGATGACCCGCCAGATGGACGCTCTGAAGGAGTCGGCAGTGATCGAACTGGACCGTTCCTATTTTTCCCAGGGTTCCGATGGCGCCATCGCCCAGCTCAACGGGGCTGGTGTTGGCGTTACGGCCGGTATTGTTGACGACGCCTTCATGCTGGAAGACGGCATGGTTGTCGATGTTTACACTGCCAGAACCGGCGGATCCCAGGAAGTCAACTCCATCGCCATTTCGAGCGTGGACAAGGTTGCAAATACCTTCAGCTTCGCCTCGAACCAGACGTGGAGTGACAACTCGTTCATCTTCAGGGAAGACAGCCGTGGGAACTACCCCATCGCCAGTCTCCTGTCGCTGGTAGACGGAATCGACTCCCAGGGCGCCTATCTGGTACAGACCATTCATGGTGTGGACCGGGCGACCTATCCGGAAGCGAACGCCTACGTGGACGACAACAACGCGGTCAACCGCGCTCTGACAACTGCGCTGATTCAGAAGACTTTCGAGTTTCCTGAGAAGCGTCTGGGTCAGGGTCGGTCCAAGCTGAGCCACATCATCTCCAGCTTCGACGTTCGGCGTGAGTATTTCGATCTGCTGAGTGCGGAACGGAATTTCTACGTTGACAAAACACCGATGAAGCTGGACGGTGGATTCAATGGAGTCAGCTATACGGGCGGCGGATACGAAGTACCCTGGCTGGTTCATCGGTTCTGTCCGAGCAACCGGGTGTTCTTCATTGACGCAAGCTCGATCCAGAAGTTCCAGAACGGATTCATGGTCTGGAAACCTGGCACGCGTGACGACATCTGGGAACCCCATACCACGGAAGCGCTGTCCTGGGTTTCGTACCTGTACAGCATCTGCGGTCTTGGAGCGACCAGGTTCAATTGCAACGCGGTTCTTCGGGATATTGCGGTTAGCTCATAAGTAGCTGGCGCTTGGTGGTGGTGGGGGCTTATTGCCCTCACCACCGCCTTTACCCAATAGGGGGATATGATGCTGAACATCTTCGGGAAAAAGAAGCAGACGGAAGACGAGATGACGCCCCAGAAGTCCTGGAGTCGTTCTCTCAGGTCGCCGCTACTTGATCTTCCCGGAGCGTTTGTTCCCGGCACCGCCCCCCTGGGACCCGATGGAAGCACGTTGGCAGCCGCCAAGGAGGAGGCCCGCAGAAATATGGCACACGCCTTGGGTCGACTGGACGACCTTAAAGCACGGGCGCATGCCCGGGCAGTCGATGACCTGGCAAGATGCCCATTCTGCAAGGCCCTCTTCCAGGAGGCTGTGGATTTTGCATCCCACATCCAGGACGTCCATCCGAAGGCTGGCTCTGGAGAGAAGATCGTGGAGGTATCGGAACAATGCATGCCGAAGCAAGGACCGACTCAGACATCCCGAAGTGGATTAGAAATATAGACGAGGGTCCCCGGCGTCAGAACGTCATCAAGACGCACAGGAACCAGACGGATATTCAAATCCATCACGAGGAAGAAGAGCGGGCACGCGAGGTGAAGTGGCGGGATGACATTCACGACATCAACCACGACAACTACCGGCTGATTGTGAACGTACCGACCGAGTTCTACAGCCGCATCCCGGCTGACCATTGGGTCTTTGGAAGATCCCTTGGTCAGATGACGGGAGACGAGCGTGAGCAAGTCTTCCTGCGGGAAGGGTGGAACACGCTGGATGATGGGTGGGGGATTCGGAGAGTGAAGAAATATGGATGTTAGTGGGACTACTCCCGTCGCAGCGCGTATGCGTTGCGGCAGGTATCCTGTTCAGTTGGAACGGGGGTAAACCGAACTAGCCACTTCTAGGAGAGAGGAAACATGGCAAGATCAAAGAGAGTGGGCAACAGGCCGTTGCGACTGTGGAACATCGCAAACGCCGACCTGCCCGATGCCGCCACTGCCGGGCGAGGGTCGATTGCGTTCGACACAACGAACAACGCGATCTACTACGTCAACAACAGTGACGCATGGGCGACGGCAGGTGGAGGTTCAACGACCTTCACCGGATTGACGGACTCCCCCGCCAACTTTGCGGCGGCTGGAGACAAGATCGTCAAGGTGAACACCGGGGCCACGGCTCTGGAATTTGTTACGATGTCCGGGGACGTCTCAATCAATGCGACCGGCGTTGCCGCCATCGGCAGCGGCGTGATCGTCAATGCGGACGTCAATGCCTCAGCCGCAATCGCATGGTCGAAGATGGCGGCTGTCACCGACGTCGACACCAGCGGGAACGTCGTGGACCTCACGATGTCCGGCGAGGCCCAGGGTAACGTGCTCTATCGCGGCGCGTCCGCGTGGGCCGTTCTGGCTCCCGGAACATCGGGTCAAGCACTGATCACCTCCGGGGCGGGCGCCAATCCGTACTGGGGTGCTCCGAGCGTGAGCAACGCATCCAGCCTGGCCAACAGCGTCACCTGCGAGGCCGGTGCCAGCGACTACACGCTGGCGTTCGGAACCGCCGGCGGGGCGTATACACTGACTGTGCCGGCTGTGGGCGGCGCCAGGACCTTCGCGTTCATCAACGAGGCGCAGACGTTCTCGGCAGTTCAGACGTTCGCACAGAGCGGCGTTCTTCTCCAGGGCGGGGACGCCAATGCCCTGATCCCCAGGGCGAACGAAACGCTGACGGCGAACCGCACACTGAATGTTGTCGTGAACGATGCGGACCGCACTGTGGACCTGACGGGGAACCTGACCATTGTCGGGAACTTCACCACGGCGGGCGCATGGACACACACCGGAGCCCACACGCTGGGAATCACCACGTCCGCGAATACGGCAATCACACTGCCCACGACCGGAACGCTGGCAACCCTTGCGGGGGCCGAGGTTCTTTCGAGCAAGACACTGACTCTTCCGCAGATCAACGACACGTCTTCGGATCATCAGTACATCTTCGCTGTCAACGAACTCGCTGCTGACCGGACGGTCACCCTGCCGCTGCTGACGGGGGACGACACGTTCGTCTTCAACGACTTCGCCGCGACACTGACGAACAAGACGATCGACGCAGACTCAAACACGGTATCCAACGTCAACGGTGACGAGCTGGACCCGGTTGCGGTTCCCTCGGCTGGAAACGCTTCCGACACCGTGTATGGTGTGCCGGTCATCTTCGAGGCGTACATCAGCAACCAGGCGGCAGCGGTGAACATCTACAATGCCAACGCTCCGTTTAAGTTCCGTATCGTCCGCTGCTGGTCGATCAACCGGTCAGCCGACGGTGGAACGTGGAAGCTGAACAACGGCGCAGCCGGGGCCGGAACCGACATCACCAACGCGGTGACGGTTGCCGCCAATGACGAGGACATTGACGAACCGACGGATTACAACGATGCGGTCTTAAGCATCGCTGCCAGCGGATCGTTGTCCATCGTCCCGGACGGTGCCGGACTTCTCGATTGCAGCATCTTCATTGAGGCGATTCGAGTGGACTAATGGATAGCAAAAACCCTGTACTAGTATAGGTTAGGGGGCGGGTTCCTTACAGGGTTTCCCGCCCCCGACTACCCTAGAAAAAGTAGGAGAAGTGGACCATGGTGGAGAAAGTAGCGGATCTGGCGGAGCAAGAGGCGTCTTACCGGGCCAAGATGGAGGAGTTGGGAGGCGAGCTTCAGAAGGACTGGGGCGACCTTAAGGACAAGTACCTGAAGGAGCACGGGGTGGAGCTGATCATGAAGCTCGACATCCGCGAGGGTGCCATCCTGCCGTCCCTGGCGTTGAGATTACTTCCGCCGGCGGAGAAACCAAAACTGGAACTGGTAAAGGAATAAGACATGTCAACATCTTTAGAATGGGCACGAAGACATTACGGGAACCCCACCGTCTTCAAGCAGAACTACTCTGGGGCACAGACGAACCAGGAGATGGTTGCAGCGCTGACGAGCCCCAATCGCCGCATTGTCATCGTGAAGTACATCATCAGTGTCGGGGCGAACGTAACGCACGTTCGTCTGGTCGAGGACACGGGTGGGACTCCAGCCGATCTGACGCAGCGATTCTTCAGCTCGGTCGGGGACAGCGATGTGACATGGCGCACCCTGGAGACGACGGCTGGGAATAACCTCGGGGTGACGTCCGTCGGTACGGGCGACTTCAGCGTCAGTGTGGAGTATTACCCGATTGAAGACCGCATCCAGGGGATGCCCGGTTAGTTCGGTTGGTAATGTCAGTAAGCACGGTTAAGGGGGAATACCGATGGGGTTATCTTTAGGTGGAATAAATTACGTAGAGGTCCTGAACCTGGCGGACCTGGCGGACGTTGCGTCCGCAACCGGCACGACAACCGTTGTCGTTCTCCAGGACAGCCCGACGCTGATTACGCCGGACATCGGCACCCCCTCCGCGGGTGTGTTGACGAGCTGCACGGGACTCCCCGTATCCACGGGGGTTACCGGGTTTGCGTCCGGCGTTGCGGACTTTCTCGGGACATCCACCAGCGCCAATCTGGCGACGGCGGTTACCGACAGCACCGGTTCGGGTGGTCTTGTGTTCGCCACATCCCCCACGCTGGTGACGCCTGCGCTGGGGACGCCCGCATCCGGGAACCTGGCGAACTGTACGGGGTATCCATCGTCAGGGATGCAGACGGCGTTTGTGGACCTGGTGGTTGCGACCACCTCCACCACAGCCCTGACGATCACGGCTGACGAGCTTGTGTGTGGCGGGGTTCTTCTTTCCAGCGTATCCGAGACGGCGGACATTACCGTGTCCGGTGCGGGTGGATTGCAGGCGGGGTCGACGGAAGC